GCGTTTGTACAACGTGAATAGCTTGGGTCACATCAGCAAAACTAGAAATGACATACTTCTGCCCAGAGAATTTTTCAGCGTCTGATAAGAGGCGCTTCATTTCTTCTTGAGTCCCACCATAACCAAGCTTTAAGTTATCCAACATGGTGTAGTTTGTTTTGCAAAACCTTGATAAGCATTCTGAATATCACCGATATTTGAACCCATTTTATTGGCATTATCTGCCATATCGACAACTGCTTGATTAGAGTAATCAGCAGCCTTTGCAGTATCTCCTTTAAGAGATGCAACCATAGAGGCTGAAAAACCTGTTACAGTTTCCATGTAGGCATTAGCTGACAGTCCTGCTGTTTTATACGCATTATCAGCAAATCCTTGTACTGTCTTAGAAGCATTGCCAAAAAGAGTATCAACACCACCTACTAACTGTTCATAATCAGCATAGGAGGAAAGAACTTGCTTACCAATTCCAACAGCCGCAACACCAACTGCTGCTGTTCCAGCAATTGCTGCAGCTGTTCCAGCTTTTAAAGCACTGCCTATTTTGCTACCAGTTCCAGACATGACCGACCCTAATTTATTATATTCAGTCATTGCCTTTGCGCTATCTAATAAGACGTCAATTACTACTGCTCCATCATTGGCCATTTAATTCTTCCTCCTTTCTTCTCATGAACTCCCGTTGCTCTTTTAAATCCATCATTTCGAATTCAATTTTTTCGCGGTCTGATTTCAGAGCAACTGCACTTTTAGCTTTTTTGATTTCTTTACGCTCTTTTTCAGTAGCATTTTCAGGAATTTCCATCTGCCGAATTTCAATCACTCGCCTAAACTTAGAAGTTTCTGATAACCCAGTTAAGAGAGCATTAAACTTATCCCAACTCATGGTATGATTTCTAAATTTTTCAAGCGACATCTTTCCAGACTGAACTTTATTCCAGTAATAATTGGATTTCTCACGCTCTTTTATTAAATCAATTCCATAATCTTGCATAAATGAAGCAAAGATATAATCAGCGTCTTCCTCAAAGTCATAAAATTTCTTCTCTTCTTCGAGGATATTGCCTTTCATATCTCTCTCAACTGTTTCTTCCCTAGAATTATCACCAATTATCTTTTGTGTTAATCCTTCAAGTATTAGCTGAAAGTCTTCTTCTGGTATTTCATTAATAGGTGCTAAAAAGAACATTTCAATGGTAATGAACAGTTTTTCAGATACATCGATATCATCTTGCTTATAAAGCTCAAATAACCTCAGAACTCGTGAAAAATCCATTACAACTTCATAATCAGCAGTTTTGGCTTCAATTACATCTGGCTGACTCCATGAAAGAGAAAGTACCATGTAAAGCCTCCTGTCTTAACGTTTTTTACCGTCAATAAATGATTGAGCTTTAGATTTTGTTTGAATCAATTGGAACTGCTCTGTTACTTGACGCATTCCTTCTTCAACTACAAATAAATCTTCATCTGCAACATCATAGAGTTTTTCAAAAGCACCATCACCCAAAATTAAATCTGTATATTCTTGAATTTTTGATTTAATGAACTCAAGCAATTCAAATAATGCTTTAAGGTCATTTTTACTCTCTAAAATCTTGACTTCTTTTCGCTTGCTCTCAATTTGCTCATTAATTTTAGGAAGCTCTTCTGTATATTTTTTTAAATATCGAGTACCCATTTTAATTTCGAACTTGATTCCAAAAACACGAGTAGGGATGACGTTTTTCTTGAGTTCAACTACGATTTCATTTTGTTTTTTTGCCATTTTTTCTCCTTAAAAAATAAAAGCTAGAAGGAATCCCCTCTAGCTTTATGTATGTATTACACGCCCAAAGATTTTGAATCATCTGGCAAACCATTGAAAGTGATAGTTGCTTCAAAGTTACCGCGCTCACCGGCATCCCCGCCACCATGAACGATTCCTGAAAGAGTGGCATTACCAGAAAGAATTCGCCCGTCTGGTTCTGTATGTTTGAAATAGACAACACGGTCTTGACCTGTTTTAGCAAGTCGTTCGCGAATAAACGATTGTGCATCACTATCAGCATATCGGCGGTGACCTTTAAATGCATAGCTTGTCGAAACAGATGAAATATTCGTTTGCTTACCGCCTTTATCAGCGTAGTAAGAATAATCCGATGAATCTTCATCATTTTTTAGATCGACAGATTGAATGCCTTCAGCTAGTTCATAAAGTTTGCTAGGTGGTGTTACCTTACCTGTGCCAGGGGCAACAGTTCCTGCTTCTCCAATTTCGTACTTATTGAGGTAATTTAAAGCAAATCCTGTATAAGTCATTTTTTTCTCCTTATTTTCTAATATTTAGTGCAAGCGTTAAAACATAAAGATAGGCATCATGTTCTTGTTTTCCAAGATTTCTTGGTTGAGTATAAACGGAACTAGAATCAAAGAAAAAAGAGCCGTCTCCTGATTCAAGAGTTACCAATTCATTATTTTCATAACGAGGTAATCTATCAAAATCATTGGCTATCTTCCATGCATCATTGTAAGCTTGCAATTGGTCAGTGTTTTTTATTGTGACTTGGACTAAAAAAGACATTTCCCTACCAAGAGAAAGGTCTTTTATTCCTTGTCCAGACGCCACAGATTGAAGCGATATGTCACGCTCATTATCTTGTGGAGGATTATCCTCTTGGATAATTTGGCGGCCGCTATCGGTTAATCGTGGCGTTTCTAGTTGTAAAGTTCGCAAACGATTAGAAAGAACTGAAAATATATCCATCAAAGATTCTCCTTAATAGCATTTTGAGCAACTCTTCTAATATCTTCCATGTCTCGTGACTTTGCAACTTCTCCCCACCTCTGCTCGGCATCTGGATTATGTTCCTTAGATGGGGTACCAATGTAATAGGCATAAGCAGCATAATCTGTATCCCATATTACTTGCCCTTTATCAAAGTTACTAGCGCTCCAAACGCTCGATTCAGTTGCTCCAGTATCTTTTTTGACATACTTATTGGCTTTTTTAGCAAACTCTACGCTTGTTGGATTGAGTGCTTTTTTAATTGCTCTATCAACTCGGTTAAAGTTTCCTTTAAATTTAACACTCATTGTAACTGTACCTCCAAATGATGAGGGGTTTCTTGGTCAGTATAAGATTCAAGACAACCTATAATATTCAACTTCTTATTTTTAAAAGTTATTTTTCCTCCCTCATTAATTTCAATGAAAGGGCTAGAGTTTACTGAATCAATAAACAGAATGCCATTTGTATAAGCTTCTGTATTATCCGATTTAGTTACTTTCTTTCGAGTTGGAGTAAATCGTACATTCTTAATTACTGTACTTTTAGGCTTAGAGCCACCTCCCATAGAACCATCGCCAACGTTTGGCGGCTCTGTGTAGGTTACTTCATGAATCAGTAGTCTTTTCGGGATTGGTTCAAATAACACTTATTTTTACCTCCTTTTTGACTAAAAGACCCGTTCCTTCCAGATACATTAATGTACTGGGAGATACTCTGTTTGTCTGCCTGCTTGAAGAAGGTTGGCTTGAAGAATAACTAAACCCAGAAATAGAAACGCTTTGAGATGATGAACTGACGCCGTTTATATTTGATTCAATACCTTCAACTTTGAAGTATTCAATTTGAGCACAAACAGCCTTTTTAATTAACTCTTGGACATTTGTTTTTAAATTATCAAATCCAATTTGAGGTATTTTATAATTTGTCAAAGAATCAATGATATCCTGAGAGCGTTTATTAAATTTTGGAAATTCATCATTTGCTATTGATTCTCCTTTATAAGTTTCATCATAGTAAGTTTTATCTACATATTCCATTTGACCTCCTTTCCAAAAAAAAGAGTAGCATAAACCACCCTTTTTATTTAGAATTATTTAGCAGTTACGGTAATCTCGCATGTTGCAGTTTTACCATTTGAAGTTCTGGCTGTAATTGTTGCTTTTCCTTCTGCAACGGCAGTAACAGTTCCTTGAACAGGAGTGACTGTCGCAATAGCAATATTATTAGAACTAAATGTTACAGTTTTATCGTCTGCGTTATCAGGAGCAACTGTAGCAGTTAATTTTTGAGTTCCACCAACAGCTAAGCTTGCAGTTGTTTTATCCAACGTTACCCCAGTTGGTTCTTGGGGAACATCAGGGTGTCACCGTAACAACACCAACCATCTTAAGTTCACGGATTACGAAGTCAGCTGATGTCAAAACAAAATGATAAGTTGCTTGTTTAGCAATTGATGTTGGATCGGCTGCAGCTGTCTGCATTTTAACTTCATATCCAAGAACTGGGGTCAAATTTTCAAATGGTGAGAATAAAACAACCTTATCTGGGAAGTTATCAACTACTTCAACTGCAAAACCAGCAATATTTGTAAGTTGTCCATTAACAATTGCTACATCCCCAAGATTAGTTGCACGGCTTTGGATTTCAGCAACATAATGAGTTGAAGTTTTCAATGACATAAACCACTTGAAGTTAGAGTTGATGTATTTGCTTTCGAATCCTCCCACAACATCAGTCGTAAGTGTTTCGATTGTTGGAAGCGCAGTAGGTGTAAGTTTAACAACCGCTCCTGCTTGCGCTTTTTTAATGAATCCATCCTTTTGTTTCAAGAATTCATCCTTTGAGGCAGTGTCTCCATTAAAAGCAAGGTCTTGTAAATCAGCTCCAAATTGTTGTTGCATAAGAGTTGTCAACGCTTGGCGTACATCTTGGCCACGAGTTTGAGCAGTATAAAATACATTACTGTTTTCAATCCATGCATCAACGAAAAATGGTGAAAGAGTAAATGATACAGAAGATTCTTCGGCAATATCTGAACCTGTAGGAGTTGTAGCTGTTCCTTTATGCGTGCGCATTGTAAGGCGTTTAACACCAAGCTTATCGATAGAACCTGTTGATGATTTAGCAAAGTAAGGTGGCAATTTTTGAAGAGTTGCTTGTCCAGAAACGACATCCAAAACAAATGCACGCGCATTGTCAGAACGAAGCGTCACGTCGTTACCTGCTTTAGAAATAGCAGCAAATTGTTTTTGTAAAAGTTCTGTGTTGTTCATATTGTTTTTCTCCTTTAGTCTTCAATTGGGAAAAGTGCATCAACATAACTTGGTGTTGCTGACTTTTTAACTGTTTCTGAAATAATTTCATTAGTATTGCTGACACGAGCTTTTTCTAGAGCTTCAAGACGTCCAGCCATTGGAGCAATTGCTTCAGAAACTGCTTTTGCTACTGCTTTCGCATCAAGTGCTGTTTCTTCTTCATCCTCTTTGTCTTTTTTCTTTTTAGGGTCTGCTTCAGGGTCTTTTGTAGCTTTTTCTAGAGCTTCCAAACGATCATTGATTGGTGCAAAAGCTTCACCTAGAGCTTTTTTAAGTTCTTCTTGAGTCATTTCGACTTCCTCCTGTTTTTTTAAATTAAAAAAAGACTTAACCGTACTGATTAGTCCTTGTTTAGTGAGTGGTTGTGTTGTTTGAAATGAGTTAATTAATGCTGATAATTCACTAATTTCTTTTTGGATACCTTCAATCCTTGTTGAATCATCAACAGCGTAGTTATCCAAAATATTCCATGTTGCGGAACGAAACGCATCAAGTGCAGCATTAATATCACGATACATTTTGCTGTTATTGAAGTTGTCAGTGGTCTGTTTCTTAACTTCTTCGACCTCTGCTGTTCCAGCAAGAGAGTATCCTGTAAATTCTCCCTTTTGGATTGACTCCCAAAGTTCATCTGTAGCTTTCGTTACAAGAACCCAAGTTCCTTTAGCAATAGCAGTATCACCTACCGTCATATCACTTGGAGCGACATAACTTTCAACAACTTTTCCAGCACTCGTTTTAAAATCATGTTGCTTATCAATGTTTTGATATTCTTCCATGAATCCATGTGCTGCTTTTTCAATCGTTTCAGCGTCCATAAAATCGCCGTGTGCATCTTCTACATCAGGCTCATAGACAACTCCATAAACTAGCTGTTGAGGGTCATCAGACTTTGTCAAAAGTTTTACTGTCGTTTCAAAAGTTGGTTCACTAGCAGATTTAGTCAAAAAGAATTGCTTTTTATTTGCTGCTTTGTCAACATACGAAACATGAGTAACTTTTACATTTTCTAGCTTTCGCATTTTTATCCTTTCTGTTTAATTTTTGGTGTACTTGTCAGCAAGTACAGGATTCATGAAACAATGACAGCTGATAGAATTTCCTGGCGATAATTGAGGGTCCCTTGGATACCTCGCTCTTTCGCCATCAATAATAAAGAAATCATCAACTGCAACAACTGTTCCGTCTGCCTGCCCATGTGACATTCTTGGTTCTCCTATACCACTAGTATGCATCCATTCCTTTCCTACTATGTTCGGATTGGACATCATCGCTTCATACTGAGAGCCTGAATACATCCTTAAAACCTCAGTAATTGATGTAGTTCTTGCTCTGCTATGCCCAAACTCGTCTAGTTTAGAGAGGTTACGCTCTAGCCATTTAATGCCCTTTCCTTCGTCATACGAGGATTGAACAAGAAAAATGAACCTCTCTTTAGAAGTTAGGTCCATTAATTTCGGTAAGCCTTTAAGCCACTTATCAATTTCTTTTGAATGACGGCTTTTAGGATTGAATTCACTCTTTCCTTTATATTTGCTATTGAATTTATCAAAAAGCGTTACGTAAGAAAGTTTTATTTTTGGATTGACTCTTTCGGACATTTTACTAATGAAAAATCTAGCTGCAAGTGCTGCTAGAATCATTTTCCGACTTGGTTTTTTATCTTTCTGAGCTAACTCTTCCAAGATTGGTGCAACTTGCTCATAATCTTCCTGAAGTATATCCTCTAATTCCTGTTCAATATCAGATATATTATCAGCAAGAGTTTCAGTAAAGCTAAAACCAGCCTTCCTTAAAAGCTTAATCAGCTCTTCTTTTTCCTCTGCTGATAGTTCTAAGGATTTTTGAATTAATTCCGCATCATTCATCACGCGCCCTCCGCATTATTTGACGGATGCCTGCCGCTATATCTGCCCCTGTTTCTGTGCCATAAGCTTTAGATAGGTCCACACCATCAGAATTTAGCCCGTTTTGAGCGTTAGACTGTTTGGCCGGTAAATTATACTCCTCACCCTCAAAGTTCTCTAAAGGTAAGCCAAGTACATCAGATAGAGGTCCGCGCAAATCATTTGGAGCAATGGAACCAGCAGAATTTGCAACTTGAATAAACTTGGTAACGTCATCCATATTTTTAATTTTTGGAGCTTTAAGATAAACCTCAACATATTTAAGGTCATACTCTTTAAATAAAGAATTAATCCGCCAAGCATAAGATTCACGCAAAGGTTGAAAAACTTGTTCCTCTGTTAATTCTTTGGCAGTCTCAGCAGTGTTTCGGTTGTAGTCAGTAGTCTTTGCCACATATATTGGAGGAAGCCTGAACGCCCCTAAAACAGCTTGAGTGACATTCTCATCATATTCAAGGAAAAGTGCATCTTTTTGTAAAACATCAGCAAGATGTTCAACTCTAATTGATGGCTTACTTTTATCTTCTCCATATCCTGCCGCTTCTTCGCCTGGCGAAACTTTTTCAGATTCTAACAGAATAAATTTATGTTGATTTTCTTCGCCACCAATTGAATCAGCATAGCTCTTCAAAGTCGCTTCACTTGCTTGTGTAAGTTGAGCATTTTCAAGCATGATTGCCAGAGGAATGTGCCGACCTTGTACAAAATAACGATAATTCAGCTCATCGGCTTTACGATTACCAATAATTTTAATCAGCGGTCCAATCCATCTTGGAACGCCATACGGGCTTTGGAAGTCTCCGATTTTAATGTGGATAACTTCAGTTGCTGTTCCATTGCCAATAGAACCATTCGTATCAAGTGGCGTTGTATCACCATAAGTCTTAAACCAAGTCCCAGAATTTACGGAGCTATCATCTGAGTTGTCACGATAATTAAAATATCTAACCTTAATCTGTTGACCTTGGTCATTAGTGACTACATTCTGCTTGGTAACTGTCATAAATTCAGGCTTGATTGAATCAATCCCTACAACATGACCGACGCCATTTCTAATAACTTCAAAATATCCATTTCCACATTCTTCGACTTGACGAATGACTTCTTGGACGATTTCCTTAGGCGGACGTTCAAAGCTTAATTCATTGAGTAATTCTGTAAGAACATCCCACTCTGCTTTTGTTTCCTCGTTTTCGTTGGAATCATCCATTTTGTATCTCAAATCAAGACCGAATCCAGCAACGTTAGTTGCATAAGCTTCAATACATTGGTTAAGAATATTGCTATTATCAACAACATCTCTCAAAGCAGCGATATCATAAGGAGGACTAATTAAAGTCAAATCTCTTCTAAAACTCTGTTCTCCATTTTCGCTTTTGATAACAGAAGCTAATACCCTGCTTTCATCTGCCATAACAGCCTGCTTCTTTAAACCTTTGGGAATTCCACCAGATTTCCCACCACTTATAATTTTAGATGTCAATTTATCACCTCCCTAAAATGCTGTTGTTCTATTTTCTCTTCTTGTGTGTACTGGCCTTTTATCTAATCTGACAAGTGCCTGAGTCATACTATCGACATCATCGTCATGCGCTCCATTTGGAAAAGCAGTCAACTCATCAAGTATCTCGTCACTATATGATTTCCATAGTGGATGTGGCAAATAAACATTGCCAGCCTCCCATAGAGGAGATACTGCCTGCGCTCTTACTTCTTTACCACCTTGTGGATTTACCGGAACTATGCCTTTTATTTTTTTCTGCAGCATTTCAATTACTGCAGAACCGTTGGCTTTATCCTCAATAAGTTTTCCAATAGCTTCTGGATGCTTGGCTGTCATGACTTCAATAGCCTTCATAGTATCAACAATCCCCATTCGCTCATGGTGACGGTCTAACAGATAGTTTTCTACACCAGCACGCGCCCATACTTGACCAGAAACAAAGTCAGATGTATTTTTATCTTTGAATGTACAGTCCCATGACTGCATTTGAATATCAAAATGACTTGGCATAACTTTTACATCATCACCAAGTCCTAATTTAACTTTCATTTCGAGTGTAGGCACATAAAATTTGGCCCATGACCGTTTATAAATATTCCCGCCAGCTGGTGTTGGCCTATGTTGATACAAAGCAGCCCAACCACGAGAGCCGGTTACTTCTTTAGTTTGCCTTGCCCACTCTTCATCTTTTCCGATTTCAGGGGCAAGAGATTCACCAACTTCACGATTTAATAAGTCATTTTCTTCAGCAACTGCTGGTATTTTTATTTCAATCCATGGTAATTTATTTTCTTTAAGAAGTCGTCCTGCTAAATCATCCTCATGCCATCTAGTCATGATAACAATGACAGAACCATCAGCAGATAAACGGGAGTAAAAGGTATCTTGCCATTCGCTATATATTTTGTCGCTAATAGTTTTAGATTCCGCCTCAGCCCTATTTTTTATAGGGTCATATATAATGAGCAAAATTGAACCACGA